CAAAAGTAACAAATTTTTATGCTATACAACCCACCCTCTTTTAGGTTTCGCATATTTTGTGTATATGGCATACCTCATAGAGTCCATTAAGTGATCTCGAAACTTCACAGGTTCATCAAGTGTATTACCATCTGTATCGGTCTTCCACTTGTAGTTTTTAATCTCATCAAGCAAATCTAAGGACTCTGACTTGATATGCAAAGGAAAAGATTTTACCTTGTTGATTCCTGCATAAACATCTTTAACAGCACTCTTCAAGTTAAATCCTGCCTTGTTTACCTCCGAGATGGTTTTCGGTTCAGCAGGGTCGGCATATATCTCCGAGTTCCTATCAAGCCCTAAAGAACGCATCCTGTCGATTAGTAAAGCGGTTGACATTTTGGTATCGTATATTAATTGGTCAACAAATAACTCGCCATCAAAGTTCTTAACCCTAACAAGGGCTGTTTGGTTGTTAAAGCCAAAGTCAAGTCCGTAAAAAACATCTCCGCCATCAGGGAAGTTCCTTCTACGCTTCCAATGCGTATAAATGGTCGCTTGGGATATTGCTCTCTCTCCTAAGCCATAAACACGCCAATATTCATGGTCGGCTGTTTTAAGCCTCTCAATCTCATCTACGATTGATTTTTCAAGAAATGGGTTGTCTAGGTAGGTAGTGATGGTAAAGTCAGCATCTTCTCTAGGAACGACCTTGTCGTAAATCCAAGAGTAGTAATCAGAAGGGTTATAGTCAATTACAATCTTTTCTGTGGTTCTTAAAGCTAACTGCATCCAAGATTCATAGTTTACCTCGTTAGCCTCGTTTATAAACAAGTAGTTTCTTTTACGACCTCTTATTTTTTGTGGTTGATCGGTAGAGACGAACTCTACGACATTGCCTCCTAAGAAGTAAAGATTTTCTGATTTGTTGTGCTTTTCTTCTGAGTATAATCCATATTTCGATAGTATTTCGATAAAGTCTCTCATCACTGAGCCTTTTATGGATGGCAACGAGGATCTGCAAATGGTTAGGGTTTTTCCCTTCTCTTGTAATAATTTCACGATAAACCAGGTCAATACATTGTAAGTTTTGCCAGACCTTGTTCCGCCTTGCATAACTGATATTTTTTTTTGGCTGTTTTGCAGGATTTCGAAGACGATGTTTGTGGTTACATTCATAAGACATAGGAAAAAAATTAAAAAATTGGTTGCGTGTTTTCCATTAGAAAACTTTTGGTTTTATAGAAGGGTATACCCCCTTTGCTATTTTAAGCCCCATTTAAGCCTTTCAATTCCAAAATGGATACATAGTACTACACATAGGGTTAAAAGCCGTAGAATCGCCTTAAAATGCGAAATAGAGGCATTGTAGCTACTCCTCATACTCACCATCTTCATTAATATCCAATAATTCCCCCTTATCATGGTTGTAAAGTGGGATTTCATCACTTTCCCCTGCCTTGTAAGCAGGTACGACCATTCCTGGCTCTGTTTGCGTATCAAAGTTGATTATCTCACCTTCAGGTAACGCTTTGTGCTCATCTCCGTCTATTTGTTTCATAATATCTCCAATTTGATTCGGTTTAACTACGTTGACTGTAATCTGCTTAACCACATCTCCTTCATGAGCAACCTCAGTCTTCTCGATATATCCTCTTCTTTTACCTCTAGTCTTCAGTAAGAACATGGTCGCTAAGGTATCACCCCTAGCAATCCTCTCCATCAGCTTTTGTTCGCCAAAGTCAAGCATTATCTCTTCAGGCTCGATTTCAGCTAATCTCTTAGCAAACTCAGGATCATCCTTCAACCAAGTCTTATACTGCGTTCTACCGACTCCTGAAGCCTCACATGATATGGTGATATTGCCAAAGTTCTCCTTATAGGCTATGATAAAAGCCTCCTTAGCTATTTCCTTGAATTGTGCGTTCATATTATCTATTCTTTGTTGGTGTGCGTATTGAAATAATGCTAGTAACCTTCTTATCCAGGTTATCATGACCTAACCACTTGCCACAATTAGTGCATTCAAACTGTGTAGTCTTGATTTGACTAAACCAAACGTATCCATCAGTCTTAGTACCACATTTACAAGTGTACTCTCGTTTGCCGTAAGTATCTTTCATCTCAAATGTTTAAAAATGTTAAAATCATTGTTTTATATCAGAATATTGGGGGGCCCGAGACACTTTAAATTTAGATCACACTAAAAATATGCCTAGGGGGTCCAGGATCTAGAATATACTTTGTAAGGCCTTAGATACCCCAAAAATTTGGTTATTTCCTATCGTTTAGGTCCTTTGCTCATAATTGGGTCCAAGTCCTAGAAACGGCTTAAAATACCCTTAGTTTAAATTGGTTGTTTTTATGGTGGTTTATTGTGTTGCTATTCCGCTAAGTTAGTACGAATAATTTAATGATTGTTAGGTCACTCAGAGGGCAAAAGTAAAAACACTAGCAAGTATTATATTAATACATAAACCACTAATTTAATTATAAGTATATTATATTACTAAGTAGTTTATACTATAATATAGTATATTATATTACACATTAAATTAGTTATTTAACAATTGATACTAAAATACTTAGTAATTAAATATAAACGTTAACAAAGTTTTAACAAATAAACTTTATTTATTTACAATTGTTTACAAATGTTTATATATCTTTATGTCCTATTAATAACATAAAACAAAACAATTATGCAACATTTAGACAACTTTATGCAGCTTTACACATTGGCTTTAGTTACCTTGATATTAGGTAATATGGCTAAATTATTAACAGACTATTTACTAACCAAAATAAAATAAACATGATAAACATTATCTATCTAGCTATCTACTTAATCATTGGGACTCTACTAATAACATTAATCAAAACAATATTACAAGAACTACAAAACAAATAAACATGACAAACGAAAAAGAAATCATTGCAACCGAAAAAGGCACTTTCTACCTTATTGAATTAGCTAGTGAATTAGCTGAAAAATTCATACAAATGAAATACGAATACACAAACGTTAATATTTATGAGTCAAACGAATTCGAGGAATTTAGCTACACTGAGGAAATACAGGACGAATTCAACAGCATTTACGATCAATTAGAAACTTATCTACAAAATAACAAATTAAAATAAAACTACCATGTCAACTACACTACAAAACAAACCAACCGTAAACAGTTATAAAGCTGTTAAGAACTTACTTAGTAAAGGAGCAACCAATAGCAAAACAGCAAAGAACGATCTAGAAACCTTTATTTTGTACATGGCGCCTGCTAATACTGTAGAAGGTTTGAACCTTTGCCCGTTTGCCTCTACAGGTTGCAAGGCTGCTTGTTTATATTCCGCAGGACGTGGACGCTTTTCTAATGTTCAATTATCTAGAATAAATAAATCTAAATTTTGGGGATATGATCGATCAACCTTTTATATCCAATTGGCAAACGAAATTTTAAGTATACACGATAAAGCAATAAAGCAAAATAAACAAATAGCAATCCGATTAAATGGGACAAGTGATATCGATCACTTAGATTTGTTGCGTAGATATTCGGGTATTGATTTTCTAGAAACCTTTTATGATAATTTGTTATTTTATGACTATACTAAGAATTTCAACCACATTAAAAAATATTTAGGCTCTACCTATAAATTAACCTTTTCAAGATCTGAAACAAACGAAAATGACGCCTATCTAACCTTAAGGAATGGCGGGAACGTCGCAATAGTTTTTGCGGATCAATTGCCTGAAACGTGGAACGGTTATCCTGTAATTAATGGAGATTTAACGGATCTAAGGTATTTCGATCCTGAAAATGTAGTAATTGGATTGAAGGCAAAAGGTGACGCAAAGAAGGATCAATCAGGTTTTGTAGTTAGTTAATATAAAAGGGAATTCTAAAAAAGTTCCCTTTATCCTTTGCCTAATTGGTAGGTTTATGCGTTCGATCCGCACAAAGGAACAAACCAAAACAAAATAAAATGAATATTTACGGATTAAAGGGATTAATTAAAGCAATGGAGCTTGAAAATAAGCCACAGGATCGTTATATGCTAGAATTTTACAAGGATCTTTATAACGAACAATTGCAACAAATTGCGGACAAAGTACAAAAACAATTAAACGAGGATCAAAAAAAGGATCTTTATTATAAATCTAAATCATGGAATGATTATTTATCAAAATAAAGCAAAATAAGACACTAAAAAAATAAAACAATGTAACTACCTTACTAACATATAAAACAAGCTAGAAACGTCTAAAAATGGCGTTTAAATTGATTTTAGTCAATTAGTCAATATATGGCGTAAAATATCAATGTTCAACCATTGATGTTATACCATTGATTGACTATGCAACTACTTTTCAGTTGCAGACAAAAACCTGCCAAAAACCCTATGCAAAAACTCCCCAAAAAACCCACAAAAATCTTGGGCAAAAATCTTTTGCATGGACAAAAACTTTTGCAAAGCTTTAACAAAGTTTTAACTAAAAATCTTTTAAAATATACAAAAACTTCCTAATTTTACATTCTACAAAAACAAAACAAAAAACCTATGAACTACAGCCAATTCTTATTCAGTCAGCTTTTATCCTTGTATGATGAGGATTTTGCAAATTTAGCCTACGATTTACAGTATGCTGAAGCTATGGTATTACATCAAGAATTTGAAAAAAGTAATTTTAATGTTGATGTATTAAGTGAATACGATTGTATTGTAAATTATTTAAACAATTCATACAATAAATAGTAAAACACAAGCCATGCACGAATTAATTACACTCAGTTATCAGATGAAGTGCGGTATTACTGGCACTATCATCGACAAAGGCGAACAAGCCTATTACAACCATCAGACAAAAACCTGTATTCATCCATTGGAATATGAAAGGAATATGAGCCAGGTCAAGATAGGTGATCCAAAAACCTATTTTACAAGACACCAAAAACTTAACAAATAAAACAAACAACACATGAAATTCGAATTCGTAGCCGAAACAGACCAATTACTTAACGACACAATCTACTTTACCAAGCAAGATGGTGTGTTTATCAGTGGAACTATTAGCACTAAAAGAGAGGTAGCTTATGCCATCTTTGAGAAGCTTAGTCAAGGTCTACCACTTAGAACATCAGAAGTCCTAGAAACAAAAATCTATCCAAAACCCTCACTAGAGGAATAAGAATCATATCTCTGACGAGATCTAAAACCAAAAACCAATGTTGAAACTAACCCTAGAGCAAAAGAAAAAAGGTATCAAAGAAGAGTTTACCTATGTAAACAGTAACGGAAGAATGTCAAAACAATACACCTATAAAGGGATGTATATAACATGGGATAATCAAATCCTACATGGCAAATGGTATTACTGGAGAGCAAGTTATTACGCTTCATTAGATGCCGCAGTTCAGGGAATAGACAGACATATCAATCACTATAAAAACAAATAAACAAATGCTACAAATTACAGATTACAGAAGCCTTTTTAGGTATGGGGACATGAAGAAGATTATGGAAATTACAGGCTATAGTCGTTACGTTATTGAAACAAGATTAAAGAATAACGATTATGAGATGACCGAGTTAATCAAAACATTTTATAACAAAAAACTAGAACTACTTAAAAACCAAATAAATGACCACAACGAAATTTAGAACACCAAGACAAAACTTACTAAAGAAAAAACCTTTGTTTGTAGATCAGGACATCGTAAACAACCTAGTCAATAAAGTAGCTAAAGCTTGTAATTTAGATGCTAAGATTATTACTAAGAAAGGTAGATATAGACCTCAGGTATTAGCTCGTAATATGTGTTTCTATATCCTTCATGTACACTATAAGCAAAAAGCCGCCCAAATAGCTCCTTATTTCCATAGAGATAGGACTACAGTACTACATGGCATAAACACCTTTGTAAATGATGTAGAAGTTGTGCCATACTATATGGAGCAATACACACAAGTTAGAAGTAAGATTAAGATACCAAAACTATATTCAGAAAACTATTAAAACAAACACTATGCTATCAACATTCGCACACATGAACGAAGTAGACAAAAAAATCTTTGTCGCTAAGATCATCCACAACATGAACTACAGCCAATCAAGTTATGAAACTATGGAAGCTATAGTTAAAATGTGGGAACAATATCCAATCAGAAAGGCTCAATTTTTTACACAATCAAATCAATTAACAAATGGAATTGCAAACAACTAACACACAGATTCAAGCTCCTAGTTACCAAATGGTCAACAAGGACTCTATGCTATCCTTATCTAACGAGCTTAAACGCTTTGTAAAGGATGCACACTTAGTATCTAACATTAAGGGTAAGGACTATTGTAACGTAGAAGCCTGGCAGATGGCTGGAGCTTCATTAGGCTTATTCCCTATCATTACAAGCGTACAAGACTTATCTAGTGAAACAGAGGTTAA